ATCTCTTCTTATTTGTATGGATGTTATATTGGAAGTTATTGCAGAATTACTATCATCAAGTAGTCTTAAGAACTTACTATATTTAAATCTTGCTCCATAACGATTTAATTCATTAGATTTTGAGTATATTTCAATGTTATTGGTCAATAAAGTTTTTACAGAACTGGATTCCCTGACAAGATTTGGATTATAATAAACATCAGAAAATATCTCAATATGAAGATATTTTAAATCTAATATTTCAACAACAATACCAGCAACTGAATATTTTTTTAAATCATTTTTAATGTTTTGTTTAATACCAGTGGATAAAAAATTACCACTAATTGGTTTTATAGTTATAAAAACTTTTCCGTACTGAGGAGGAGATAATTCTTCTCCACCAAATACTGATACTGATTCTGTTTGAGGATAAATTTTTGGAATTATTGACTCATAATCTCTAGATGTTACAGCTCTATTTTGAGCAGAATATGTTCTTGGGGCATATTTTTTAATTGAACTAACCGATTCTATTTCTTTTCCATTTCTTGAATTTAGATTCGTAGTAATTAATGAAAGACCGGATGTTATTATAGAATTGTTATTATCAAATACTCTGCCACTAAAGGTAAAGTTGGATATTCCATTACCACTTTCTCCATTAGTTACGATATAGGATACTTCAATAGTATCCGATGAATTTAGTTTTTTTCCAAAATTACCATCACCAAAAATTAATTCATATCTCTGATCTTCTATCTCTTGAATAAAAAAGATTCTAGATTTTGAATTTATTCCTATAATGTTTTCTTCTATATTATATTTAATTTTTGCATTACCATTATCAGATTCAGTCACAAAGACTCTTATTGAATTAGTATCAATATTTGAATTATTTAAAATATATTTTTGATCTAAGTTTGAAGGATCAACTACAAAACTTTCTGTGATAAATGATCCCTCATAAATTTTAATATTTTCAAAAAATGCTATTCCAGTAACTACCGGAACTGTTATATTTTCTGGTATAGAGAACACAAAACTCTGCCCCCCAAATGAAGAGGATGTGGTACAAATAATACCTTTTTGTAAGGACAACGTTAATGGTGGATTTACTGTTATATCAGAAACATCTATAAAAAATGAAACATTAGCGGTGGAAGATTGGCGTGAGCGAGGAACATATCCAATATTTCTTGCTAATGATATAACATTTTCTCTTAGTGTGGCACTATCAATAAAAACTTCATTACTCACCATATTTGCATTATATGATGAGATATAGGTATTGTATGCTAATGTATCAATTATTATTGATAGATTAGATCCTTCAAAATCATAATCAGTAAAACTAGAATTCGCACGAATATAATCCTTTATGGAAGTTTTTATATCTTCAAAATCTAAGGAAGTAAAGTTGACTAATGCCATTTATCGTGTCTGCTCTAGAGCGAAGGTTAATTGTTGAGGTAGAACATCAATACCCACAATATTATAAGTTATATTAACATCAAACGAATTTTCTTCGTAGTTAGGTAAGACTTCAACTGATATTAGATCAACTCTTGGTTCATAATTTTGAATTATATTTTCAATCTCATCTTGAATAATTCCGGCAGATGTGTTATCAATATTTTCAAATAAAGAATTTGAAAATATTGATCCTAAGTTTTCATTGAAAAATCTTTCACCTGGTAAAGTAAATACTAAATTACGAATAGAACGAGCAATTGCAGTTTCATTTTTGATTACAATAAGATCAAAGTTCATCGGACTTATTTGAAAAGATGAACTTATATCTTTAAAACTTTTACTTACTCGTTCTATGGGCACATTTAGTATGGCAATTCTATCTTTTATTTATCACCATTCTTGAAGCGGGATTGGTTCAGTTCCATACTCCCAATCATCGTAATCTTTTTGATTGCGTATTTTTTCATGAATTTCATTTTGAATAATAAAATCATGTTTTTTGGGAGTTAGAGTATCATTATTAATTTCACGAAGCATTTTAGTTTCCTCTAATACTCCATAATCTGTAATTAATTTAGTTGTCCCCCAAGTTTGTTTCATATATTCAATGTTTCTATCTGAAGGTTTAGACATTTTTTTTCTCCTGATTTAAAATCAGAACTTTTTAAGGGGTTTCTATCCCTTTCAGATTCTATCTTATATATCATAATAAAAAAAATTCGGAGATATAATCCCCGAACAGTTTAGTTATTTTCCTTGACCTCTATATTTTTTTCTTGGTCTATTCCTACTTGAGGCAGAGTATTTTGTGTTTTTTCCAAGACCCTGACGGGTAGACTTAGGTTTAGATTCAATTTGTTGTGTGTTTAGATTCGGTCTCTGTGCCATTTAAAGATTCCTCTATTATAATATCATTTGGAGTATATTCTCCTGTATCATAATACTTTTCCGAAAGTACGTCAAGTATTTCTGCTAATTCTTCATGAGAGAGATTTGAATATATTTTATTTTTCTTATAAAGAATATTAAACACAAGAATTAAATCACTCTCATTTTTTCATGCCCCACACGAATACGAGGGTCACACCAAATTTCAAACCCTACCTCTTTTGCATCTAAACAGAATGAAACATCCTCACCGCACATGTCTTGAACGCTACCAGATTCAAATACTTGCATCTTTGGGGCAAACCAAGGATATTCAAGATTTTCAAAAACACCTTTTTTAATGAGAACCCATCCGAATCCAGTATAATCTACTGTGAATGGTTTTCTACGCTTGCTAATACTTTCAATGGTTTCATGATTCATAACTCCACCATTTTTACGAAAATCATCTTCTTCTAACCAATGAGCAACTGAAGTAGTACGACCATCTTCTGTGCAATACCAACCAGCAGAAATAGGTCTCTCATCACTTTCTTCTGGAAGTGCTACGTCACAAAGTTGCCAAAATTTTTCAGTATTAAAAACAATATCACTATCAATCCAAAGTTGATAATCATAATTAAGTTTTCCGTCCCATGGAATTTGTTTTGGGCCACGAAGAACATTTGCTCCAAGACATTTACATCTAGCAAAGTTAACCATAGATGAGTAATCTTGAGATATTTGAATGCTCATTCCATTTTGTACTAAGTCAAAACAAAGTTGTACAAATGCTTTTAAAAAGGTAAACGAACACCCTCTTCCAGGCAAGCAAAATACTATTGATTTACCTTTCATTCTTTCTTTAATTTTTTCATAATTCCACTCCTCAGTTGCTACGATGGGAGTTTTCGCTTTTACAGTAAAACCTTTTGACATAAATTTTATTTAAACCTCAAGTTAATTTTATCGCTCTATTTAGCATTTGTCAATGTGTGGTATATTATTGCTATTAATAATCCTAAAGGTACTCCAATAATACGAAAAACTTTATCGGGATAACGAATTAACCATCCAGCAAATACAACCTTCCAAAAATTCCAGTAGGGGGTTTTTGGTGAAATTTTTTTGGCGGGAATTTTTTTAGGTATAAGGTAATTCACTTTGATTTTTTGATTTCCAAGTTGATTTGCTTCTATCCCAATTTGATTTATTTTCATATTTATCAATCCATCTTAAATTACTCACAGAATTATTTTTCTTATTTCTGTCTATATGATCAACTTCTGGATAATTATTTGGATTTTCTACTAATGTTTCAGCAATCAATCTATGTGTATAGTATCTTATTTGTTTTATTGTTTTCTCATTTTTATTTTTTATGGAGATATTCACAGACATATATCTATGTTTTTCAGAACCTCCTCCTCTTAAATGTTGATTAACTTCTCTTAAATTTTCTTTTTTCCCAGTATACCTATTAAATTGTGTAAAAACTTCACCATCTTCGGAAACATAATAACCATTGAACCTTGTGGGCGTAAATTTTTTCTCCGGGATTTTTTTCATATAGAGATATTTTTATTTTTTAAGAGAGTTTAACATTTATCTGATGAATTGTCACCTCTGTAGGTTAGAAAGTTTTAATTTTCCCGCACGGCGCCGCCCATAAGGATCGCTAATCAATCAGAACACTGTCGATAAGCACGACTGATCACTGTATTTAAGCACGAACATAAGGGCGCCGAGTGTAAAGAACTCAACGCCCGCTGTGTATACCCTACTGTTGCCTCAGTAGTGTGCCTCCGAGGTGTCGAGCAGTTCGCTATACTTAGCGATGCCATTGTAGCACTTTGCAGTCATCTCAGAGTCACCGTCAGCGATATAACCGTTTAGGAACTCAAAGCAGTATTTGATACGCTGTTCAGGTGTAATCTTAGCGAGTTGCTGTTGCTTACGCTGATAAGCAGCGTTGTGTGCGAACATCTCACGATCAGCGAAGTTAGTTGTGAAGTAAGGGTGCATGATCATACCTTAGAGAGTGAATATGTGAGGCAGTTTAGTGTCATGCCTCAGGACAGTTAGGATCAGTC